GATAGTAAAACATCTTCTTTAACTTTAATGGAAGTGTTTGCATGATTAATCCTAAATGTGATTGCGGAAAAGACGAGTGCGATTGTCAGTAGATGAAGGTATCAGAAAAAACCGAAATCGGTTTACCACTTAAAAATTTATTAGGTTTATTAGCTGCGGTAGCTACAGCTGTCTGGGCATACTTCGGTATTATTGAACGCCTCAATAATATTGAGACACGAGCAACTTTATTTGAGGCAGACCTTCTCAAAGCCGCTGACCAAAAGCCTATTGACCAGGAACAATATATGCTGCTTGAATTTTCTGCCAAGCAACTAGAAAAAGTTACAACAGAAATGGAAAGCATGATGAACAATAGAGTGAATATAGATTTTTTAAAAAATCAAGTTACTAAATTACAAAAAGATGTTGAGGAGCTTAAAGATAAAGTAAGAGCTAACGGTACACATGATTAAAGTTTGTGTTGCATTATTGATGATAGTGAATGGCAGCATTGATGGTCACATGTATATTCCCAATGATAGTATTGCCAACTGCTTAAAGTTAAAAAGAGAAGCAATGCGTAATCTTTCAGAAGCAAGATCTAATCAAATAAATTACAAATGTAGTTTTGTTGAAGCAAAATTTAAAACAGATCATGAGGGTAATTTAAAAATAGAAAAGATTATAAAAGAGATGCAGTAATGTTTAAAATTTTTGCTGCTATTTGTTTTGTAAATATTGGTGCAATGGAACAAACATTATGTTTTAAAAGTCAGGTGCCAGTACAATTTAAAGATTTTTCAGAATGTAATTTTGCTGTTGATCGTATAGTCAATTACATGCATGAAGATTTACAAGAGAGAAAAGTGAGTATTGTTTTTAGATGTCATAATGCTTTGGAGCAAACTTATGCCACGACAAACTCAAAGTGATAAAATAAATAAACTAGATAAAGACGTTGCACTAATTGCACAAGAAGTTAAGACAATCAAAGACAATCATCTTGTTCATTTAGATCAAAAAATTTCTAATATAAATAAGATCTTAATTGCAGTTACTTTTTTTATCATAACAGAATTATTAATATTGGTACGAATGCTAATGATGGGATGATCCCATATCAGCAAAAAATCGTCAAAGGAATGACAGCCGAGTTTCAGGCTGCACAATGGTTAATAGGTAAGGGTTATAATATTTACTGGAGAACAAGAGATTGTGATCCAATAGATTTTGTTGCTGTTCATACAAAGAACGGTGAAGTTTTAAAAGTAGATGTAAAGACTGCATCTATTCGTAAAACTTGGAAGCCTGGTACTCTCATTGCGAGAAAAGAAACAAAGTACCAACAACTACTAGGAGTAAAAATTTTATATGTCTTCAAAAATGGGAAGTGCAAGTTTAAGTAAAACAAAAGAACGTATCAAAGAACATGAAGGATGCGTGTTAAAAATTTATGATGATCCAATATTAGGTGCAGCTGCACCAACAATATTTTACGGTCATCTATGTGTACCATCTGATCCCTGGGAACCAGGTCAAACATATACAATGGATGATGCAGAAAGAGTATTTGAAGAAGACTTTGAGATTGCAAGCGATACATCTGACAAATTTATTGGTGATGTTGATGTACCTGATATTGTTAGATCCATTGTAACAGAGGTTGCCTTTAATATTGGTGAGCCACGTTTGATGGGTTTTCGTTTGATGCGTGCAGCAATACAAGATCAAGACTATGTGGAAGCTGCTAGACAATTAAAAGACAGCAAGCTCTATCGTCAACTAAAAAATAGATATGATCCCTTGGTAGAGGAGATGCGTAATGCTTAACTTATTAGTTGGTTTGGGATCACAAGTTGTATCTGGTTATTTAGAAACAAAGAAAGCTAAGGCAGAAAACAAACTTACAGAAATAAAAGCTAAGACAGATATTTTAAACAAACAAATTAAAGGTGAAATAGATTTTGATATAGAAGCTATAAAAGGAAACAAAGATAGCTACAAAGATGAATGGCTAACATTTTTATTTTCAATACCTTTAGTACTAGCATTTATACCTGGTTGTGAAGATATTGTTTCAAGAGGGTTTGAAGCATTAGAAAAATGTCCGACCTGGTACAAGGCAGCTGTCAGTGCAATGATAGCAAGTGTATTTTCTTTGCGTGGTGCAAAGGCATTTATGAATAGAAAAAAATAAGGAGATCAAAATGAAAGATATGTGGAATGGTCTAAGTAAGAGAGGTAAAATTTTATTTGGTTCTCTTACTGTAATACTAGTTTTAATTATTTTAAATTGGATTTTCTAATACATGGTAGCAAAGAGGTATCAAAATCCCAAGGGTGGATTGAATGCTGCTGGTAGAAAAAAGTTTGGTGTTAAAGCACCTGTTCGAAAAGCAAAAGCTGGCTCGAAAGATTTTAAACGGAGAGTTAGTTTCGCTGCTCGGTTCTCAGGAGTTAAGGGTAGTCTTAAAGATAAAAAAGGAAGACCGACCAGGTTAGCTTTAGCATTAAAAAAATGGGGATTTCGTAACAAAGAAAGTGCGAGAAAATTTGCACAAAAACATAAAAAGAAAACTTAAAGAACAACAGTACTTTGAGTTAATGAATATTCATCCTCCTGAAGATACGAGATCCCCACCAGAAAAATTTCTGGAGATGAAACAAAAGAACAAACAATGCAAAGACTGTACAAAAGAATTAATACTTGGTGTCGGAAGCTCCTGGATGTGCTGGGATTGCGAAGCCAACCCATACAACTGAGGAAAGAAACTATGCCAAACGTAGGTAAGAAAAAATTTAGTTATACAAAAGCTGGTATGAAAAAAGCAAAAGCGTATGCAAAAAAGACTGGCAAAAAAATGACAAAGAAAAAGAAATAATATGCCGAAAAAAAAATCAACAGTAAACAAAGCTGGTAATTATACAAAACCAGGTATGAGGAAGAAGCTCTTTCAGCGGATCAAAGCTAGTGCTAGTTATGGAACAGCAGCTGGCAAATGGTCTGCTAGAGTTTAACCCCCATTCTTTATGGGTGGGGGGATGTTAGAAAAGCACAAGCACTCGCCAGGTTATATAAAAAGCGTGGCGGAGGATATAGATAGTGGCATTAAAAAAAAGTCAGCGTAGTCTTAAAGCCTGGGGTAGACAAAAATGGAGAACCAAGTCAGGAAAGAAATCATCTATAACTGGTGAAAGGTATCTTCCCTCCGCTGCAATCAAAGCTCTATCCCCAGCTGAATATGCTGCATCTACAAGAGCAAAAAGAAAAGCTAAGAGAAAAGGTAAACAAGTTTCCAAGCAACCCAAAAGAATTGCTAAGAAGACTGCTAGGTATAGACGTTTTAGTTAGAATCATATAGTAACCTCCCCTGAGAAAAGGAGAGGTGGCTGAGTGGTTGAAAGCACTAGTCTTGAAAACTAGCAATCGTGCAAGCGGTTCGTGGGTTCAAATCCCACCCTCTCCGCCATCAAACAACTTTCCTTCCAACTTCTAAATCTTTTTTAAGATATACTTTTCCCAAAGCATCTGTTCGAGTATCAAATAATTGTTTCTCTAAATTCTTGACATCACTCTTTGCATTTGGATCACTGTAAGTACCATATACATCTTGTGTATTTGTATCATTTACAGAGTGACCAATACGAAGGGAAATAGTTTTTGGATCTACACCCATGTCTTTCCACTTAGATACAATCAATCTTCTAAATATTTTAGTATCAACAAGATCTTCATCAATACCAATTTTAGAACATTTAATATGTAATTGTTCTAAACACACACCATAAGATACATTAAATAAACTACCAGTAATAATAGATTTGCTTACAAGATATTTATCAAAATATTTCTTCAATGATTTTGGTAGTGGTACAATTCTTTCACCCTTCTTTGCATCCTTCCTTCTTAGATGACCAGCTTTAGTTAAAGATATTTCTTTTCTTCTATAATTTTTACTTTTACTAATAAGTAATTCTAAATTATTCCAATCAAAATCTTCAACAGTTAAAGCAGCAGCTTCACCCCAACGACAACCAGTGCAATACTGGATCATCATTAAAAATGCACTTTCACATACCATCGGTACATGACCTGAGTTATGACCATAATGACCATGTGAGTTTGACAAGTGACCATAATTAAAAGAATATTCTAATTCTTTAAATAATTCTTTTCCTTGTTCTGTAGTAATTGCTTCCTTCCCTATACTCTTATAAATAATTTTATGTGTATCTTTGAAAGCATTATGTGGTGATATAATCCAATCCATTTGCTCTCCAGTTTGCAATAAATTATTTAATATATTTCTAACTCTAAGAGCTATTGAAGATGTATGGTTATCCTTTAAATCATAATAAAAATTAGAATACCATTCCTTATTAATAATACTTAAATCAGTTTGACCACCATAAGGTAATATGGCAAAAAGTTTTTTAACATTAGATTCTAATCTATCTTTTGATGATTGCGTCATACCACCAGGCTCTTTAGGATTATCTTTTTTATTTTTAACTTTATCATCCCATAACCTTTGGATCTGACGGTGACAATCACCCAGGGTCTTTTTTCGTAGGCTCTTAATTGCAGCTTCTTCAACTTTTAAATATTCGAGTGCTGCTTCTTTACATTCAGTTTTGGTATCTCTAAACAATGTAGCATACCTAGGTTTACCATTTGGGTACTTCCCATTAGGTACGGTAATCTTAAACATCTTTTTACCGTGGTTCGTGCAAGCTCTTGGTTTCATCTTTTATTCTCCTTTTATACTCTTTTATATAAGCATTCTGTCATTATTTTGCAAGATCTTGCTATGGTTTTGCTAAGGATTTAGATAGGAAATCAATAGAATATCAATAGAATAACAATGGTAAAAGTACTGGTTTTCTGGGAAAAACACTAGGTAAACTGTACTGCCTTTACGGTCTTGAAAACCGTAACATCATTAAGTTTTTTGTGGATTATTTTTCTTGCTATGGTCGTGCTATGGTTTTCAAACCTTCACACACAGGACAGTTCTTTTGTAGCTTTTGTAAGTATTTTATAAATGTATATGGCTGAATGCTTTTTATTTGACCGAGAGTTGGAGAAAGTTTTTGCACCCTTAACTTCGTAACAGGAATGTTATAAAAGATTAACCACGCTGGGATATGAGATCTTTTTGCCAGCTTAATTGTAACAGAACAGGTCTTATACGTTTGACCTTTATCAAAAGCATGTTCAATTAAACACAGAGGTTCGTAACAGATTTTGCAACAGGGAACGAGATCGATGTCAACTGCTGCTATTCCAGAATGCTGACGATGAAACTCATTAAATTCAGATCCCCTACTATGGTAGATCTTCCTAGCCACTATGCGTCTTCAGTCAGCGTGTGAGTTATAAGTTTTTTTTGCAACTTAGATAACTCACTTTTACCAGAAGTTAATTCTTCCTGACGCTGCCTGCACTCCCTGGAATTTTTTTCTTCACGTAAGGAGTTAATGTTATCCAGGGATGTTTCATTATCAATCAAAACAAAATTTATTTTAGATTGCATATCTCGCACCTTTGTCTGTTAGCTCAATAGATCTTTGAGCTTCAGGTAAATGAGTTATGAAACCTCTTTTCTTCAACTGCATACAATGTTTATGTACAGCTGACAGAGTTTTGTAACCCATTTGTTTTTGTAATTCTGCAAAAGATGGAGAGTAACCTTTTTCATTCCAATAATTCTGGATGACTTTTAAAACTTTAGCTTGTGCTTCTGTCATTTATATCTCCATTTTTATCTGCGTGTAATGAACCAGCCATAGTTATGTATGCTGCTGCATCCACATAGTTATCTCTTACATACACACCAGGTACAGATGCACGACATAACTTAACAGCTGCCATGCATTTGCAAACCTGATCTGCATCTATCTTCTGATCTAAAATAACACTCCACATTCTTGCAATATTCTCATGGTTCTTTTTAAAATCACCATAATAATTTTTGCGGTCTTCTGTTACTAAGTCAGCAGCTTCGACCAACATATCTGTGCTTTCTTTGTAGTGCATTATTTTAACTCAGGCTCCTTCCTATCTTTTACTTGTATGCCAATATATTTAGTACCTTTTTCACTTGTATTTTTATAAGCATTAATTTTTATTTCATCACCAGCTTCAACATCATAAGGCATTCTTATTGTACCAAACCAATCATGCTTATCTCCGTTTTCTTCTTTCTTTTTATTTGTAAAAAGATTTCCTTTACCTGGTTGTAATTCAAATGGTTTATCCATACCAATCTCCATCATCTTCTTTTGTTTTTGGTGTACCTTCCTCCATTCTCTTTTTCTCTTTTGCAAAAAGGTCATTAAGATCTTTATGCTGTTCTAATAATGTATCGTGGTTCATTAATATTTTATTTAAGTCACCCAAATGTTTTGCATCCGCGAT